AACAGAATCACCTTCGATGAGGGTAATGTATTCTGAAAGTTCATGGGCTTCGATTTGTTCTCGGCAAATAAGCCCTTTCTCTACCCCGATTACATGACCAATACCCATCAGTTTGCAGATGCTTGCCATAAAGATCGCCGAGCCACCGTGCGCAACGCCGGTCTCTACGATGAAATCAGGACGTTGCTGGTAGATGATCTCCTGAATTCGTAGGGCATCAGGCGGGATTTGAAGAAGTTGGAAACCTAACCATGATGCAGTGTATGGGTATCGCAATTCCCAGCCGACCTTGATTTGCAGTTCGTTCAATAGATCAAATGATGCTTTGCTATAGAGCGGCTCGCCATTGAGCGTTTTATTTTCCAAATCAATCAATATGTGGGGAACATTTTTGTTCATAGTAAATATCCTTTGCTCTGCATGAAGTCTACAGGATGTTTAGCACTCTTGATATGATTGCAAGATTGATCCGCATTTAATGCAAGGTTTCACAGTATCTCCAGTCTCGGCACGGCCGTCACGAATTTGCATCCATGCGTGCGCATCGGTTCCAGTTTTTTGATGATGTCAGCGCCAAAATTCCAAGGAAGAATCAGCACATAGTCCGGCTTCGTGGTGAATTCCGCCTGCACCGGGATGCGACTGCCGGGCAGGAACTTACCCTGCTTGCTGGGTGTGTCATCGACCACGTATTGCACCAAGTCCTCGCGCACCCCGGCAAAGTTGATCAGTGTGTTGCCCTTGGCCGCCGCGCCGAAGCCGACCACGGTGCGCCCGAGTTGCTTGGCTTGCAGCAGAAACATCAGCAAATCATTTTTCACGCGCTCTGCCGCCTTCTGGAAATCGGTGTAGAACTTTTGCGTCTTCACCCCTTCCTCTTCTTCACGGTCCATGATCATCCGCACGAAATTGGTGGGCTCGCGCAGCCCGCCATTTGCCTTTTGCGCATACACGCGCAGACTGCCGCCATGCGTGGTCAGGCACTCCACATCAAAGATGCGCAGGCCATTAGAATTGAATATCCGCTTGACGGCCGTGAGCGACAGGTAGGAATAATGTTCGGCGTACATCTGCGTGAAATCATTACTTTGCACAGTTTTCAGCAAGTGCGGAAACTCGAAAGTAGCAACGCCGGTATCCTTCAGCAGCGCGGTGAAGCCCTTCACGAAATCGTTGATGTCCGGGACGTGGGCGAGCACATTATTTGCCACCATCAAATCTGCCTTCCCAATTTTTGATAATTCTATTGCCAGTTTTTCAGTGAAAAAACTATGGACGGTTTTGATACCTTTTTCATTGGCTTTGTAGCCAGTAGCTGTTGGTTCAACTCCATAGCAAGGTGTCTTTACGGATTGCAGCAAATACCCATCGTTCGATCCAACCTCAACAGTCAGCGAGTCCGGACCCAACCCCAAAGATTCTGTCATACCCTCGACATAGTGCTTGGCGTGCGCAACGAAACTGGCCGACGTGCTGGAAAAATATGGATAATCAGCCGTGAACAACTCGTCGTAGTCCATCTTGAACAGGTCGAGGTTGGTCTGCGCAAGCCAGCACTCGGTACAGACCAGCACCTGCAGCGGGTAATATTGCTCTACCCCGTCCGGCCCGTCCCGGAAAGCGTTCGATGGTGGCGCCGAGCCCAGGTCCACCATCTGCACCGTCAACTCCGCCGCGCAGTGGCGGCATCTCATGATTTGCTCAAAGCGGGCTGGTGCACGACAGTTTTTTCCTGCGCTTTCTCCATCAACTCGTCGGCCATCCTTTTCAGTTCTTCCGGGGTTTTCAGGATGTGTTCATGGAAATTGCCGGTCCAACCCTTGATGCCGTAGTGGGTGATGGTGATGTTCGGGTCAATCCACAGCTTGATGCCGATCTCTTTCATGCGCCGGCAAAAATAGGAATCCTCGCCGTAACGCTGGTGATTCACGATGTCGCACATGAAGTACGCGGTATAGATGCGCCCAGGGCGTCCAGGCCACGCACAATCGTCCGTATAGACATCATTTGGGTATGCGTCTGCATACGTCTCCAGCGCGCTGCGCTTGATGCGCATGAACCCGCCAGAGACATTGTAGGCTTCCAGCAGGCAGGAGCCGTCAGACAGTTCGCGCCAGCCAGCGTACTGATTAACCCCGTCAACCACCTTGGTCAGCGGGTTGCCAGCAAACTTGCCCCAGTTGTTCTTGAACGGGTACGCGGCCGCCACGATCTCTTCCGGGTGCTGCAACAGGCGTGAGATGGCGATCGGACTCCACTGTTCGTCTGAATCGATCATGATCAGATCGGTGCAATCCGTTTCGAGGAAGTTGGCGATGATGGTGTTCTTGGCGCGATCGACATAGGAATCACCGTTGACCCGGATCAGTTCCCATTCGATGCCGGCCAGAGTCAGCATGGTACAGGTATGGATCAGCGATTCACCATAATGGGAATATTCCTGGCTCATGTAGAACGGCGTGGCGATGGCCACCTTCATCTTGGCCGTTGGCGGGTAGTTCTTTTCGCGGATGTAGCGCACGTATCGGTGCTGGTCTGGAATCTTGTCCAGGGTGATGCAACTGGTGGTGTCATTACGGATCCCGAGTGAACACAACTCTTCTTCGATCACATGGATGTCGTGGTTCTTGACCAAGCGGGTATACAAATCCCAGTCCAGCAGCCAGCCAGCCTTTTCATCAAAGCCGCCGGCTTCCATGACGGCGGTGCGCAAATATGTATTAATACCGAAGTAAATGTTCCCGATCTTGAATAATGCCTGCCAGTTGGCGCGCGTCATATTGACCGCTTTGGGGATGGAAAGGCGGGAATCTGCCAGGTTGGTATAGGGGTTGCCGTCGGCATCAATGAAGCGCGGCTGGCAGCCAACCATCACGATATCATCCTTGAATTCAGCCAGTGTGCGCTGGAGATAGTTTTCATCGATCAGGTCATCCTGCCCCATCACGGCCACGTATTCAGAGTCAGCCAGGTCAAATGCCGCCTGGAATGACTTGGCGATAGCCCCGCAGTTCTTGCCAGCAACAATGCGCAGTCTGGGGTCAGTGATACCTTCCAGAGCCTTGAGTGTACCGTCCGTGGATCCATCATCGCGCACGATGACTTCGTACAGCGCCTGTTCGTTTGTGTCCGGGTTGATGAGCTTCTGCGCGAGTGCGCTTCTGACTGCGTTGGCGATGAATCTTTCCCCGTTATAGGCGGGGACGACAATGGATATTCTCAAAGTGTTCTCCTTGGATTAAATGAAATAAACCCACCCCGTTTTAGAGGTGGGTTTACTGTACAGATTACATCAAAAACTTGCAACTTTTCTTTTACGTGCTTGCACCAGTGGCTGCAACGGTGTCGATCGCCAGCAATGCAGTCCGCAAGGACTCCGCCAGCTTCAGGCTTTGTTGCAACGATGGGTAGTACGATTGCGCCACAAACAGACCGGCGGTCGTGGTCAAACCCAACCCTGGCCCCTGCAATTGCACGTTGCCGATCGTGTAGGTCTCGGAAGGCACGTTGATTGAAGTGGTTGTCAGGTTGGTGTACTGCACCGCCAAGGTATCCGCAGCCGATACGCGCGCATTGGAGATGATCAGGCCGGCTGTGCAAGTCGGCTTGTTGACGATGACAGACGAACTTACCAGCAAGCCGGTGACGGTCGTGGTGACTTCAACGGATGTCGTCGCTGCGACGGCGGAAGTCGCCAAGGCCTGTTCGTAGATCATCATCGGGTTCAGCGGACGCTGACGCTGGATCGTGGCCAGCAGCACCTCGGAAGTGGTCGGTACGGTCGAAGTGACCACCGAACCATAGGTGATGCCGATCACGCCCGCCGAAGTCACGCGGTAGCTGCCGATGAACACCCCGGCTTGAGTCGTGCCGCGCGCAATCCCGCTGATGGTGTCAGACAACTGAATACCGGTCACGCCGGACGTTTGTTCCAGCGTGGTCGAGTTGCCTGTGGCCGTTGCGCCAGAAGGAATGCCATAAACATACGTTGGGTTGAAGGCGTTCAACTGAGGCAGGAAGGCCATTTTCCAGTTTTCTGCCGCCGTTGGAGTGATCGCCGTGGTCACTGCACCGCTTGATACCGCGCAGAACGTGATAGCGACCTGGTTGATGCCAACTACTCGGGCGAAAGGAGAATATCCCAGACCAGCCTGATTCGTCGGTTTGTTGACGATGGCCAGCGAGCCGGGCAAGCAGATGACCGGTGCACTGGCACTGGTTGCAAGGGTGAATATCTGCTCCGCCGAGGTATTCAGCGAAACAGCCGCCGGGGAAAGCGTCGCGGTTGTGACCAAGCCACCGCTGCCGGCCTTGATCTCAATCACATCGTTCGCTTCAGCAGTCGGGGTAAGCGCGCCGCTGGACACATTCAGGTAGTTCACGTTGAGAATACCGGTGGTAGCACATCCTACCCCTGAAATCCCCAACCCGGCCTGCAAGGTTGGCTTGTTCACCGCAAAAACAGAACTGGTCGCAAAGTACACGCCGGGTTGCAGTGTGGTCGTCACTTGCGAAGTATTTTGCACCGCAGTCGTCCCCGCAACTTCAAGCGGGTTGATTGCAACCTGATACTTCATGATCGTGCCGGCTCCTACAAAGTCCATCTGCGAGATATCCTGTCCGCCAGTGCCGGTGATGTTTTCGACAATGGCTTCCTGAACGTCGTGCGGACCTGCGGTATCGGTGAACGTGGTGGTGGTGGCCGTGTTGGTTGCAATGGTCATCGCGGCACCCAAAAGCGATAGTCCGCTACCCCAGCCAAGCGCGGAAAGGTAATTCACCCCTTCCGCAATAGATGGGCCAGCAAACAGCGCAGCCATGACGCCAAGAATGGCCGTCAGTACAAACAAAAAGTTCTTTTTCATGATGGTTCCTTAAAAAGTGTTGCGTTATGAGTTTTGAATAAGGAGCACAGCCTGGGGATTGACGTATCGCTTTTCATTCCCAAGCCTGATCTGTTCGCGCATCAACCCTACCCATTCTTCGGTAGATTCCTTCATCGCTCGCGGAAACATCGGAACAGCGACCAGTTTCCCGGTCTTTGTTTCTTCCGCGTGCACTTGATAAAGTGGTTCACGCTTGACAGTTGCTTCCATATCCATCATTCCTTGAGTGGGTTTGGTTAGTTGGTCAGCTTGCAGCCCAGTTCTTCGTAGTAGGTAGCGGCACCCCACAGCACGTCGATCCGGGTTGGCAAGATGTCGGCGTTGATGTCATAGGCGCGGATCACACGCAGGCTGATGCCCTTGTACATTTCCTGTGCCTTGAAATCCACGCCTTCAGGCATGATCAGCGGCACGGATACCAGGCCAAAACAATCGCGAGTGAAGCCGATGTTCTTGGCATGAACCGAAGCCGATGCGCCGGAAATCACCGTGATCGCTGCGCCATTGGCGGGCGAAGCATCCACGGTCTGGTATGCGCCCGAAGTGGTGATAGCCGGGAAGATCGAGATCGAAGAGGCACCGCCGGCGCTGGAACTGGCCGTCGCTGTCACCACGAAATTGCGCAATGAACCCGTGCTTTCGAGACTTTCCGGATTGACCGCATTCACGCCGGCGATAGTGAAGACGTCGCCCACATTCAGCAGTGTTGCAAGACTCGCACCCCATCCGCCGGTGACCAGAGTTGATCCGGTTTGACCGGCCCCGGTGACTGTTGGCGTACCGGAATAGGTGCCGGTCGTGTGGGTTGGCACGTTCTGGTCGAGGTAAATCTCGAAGTTGGCGATGTTGGGGATGAATCCCTTGAAGCCGGGCTCGGCCACCGACTGGACATATACCGTGCTGATGCCCACGGTGATGCCCCAGTACGCTGCCGGGTTGAGTACCAGCGTGCGCTCGTTTTGCGGTGCCGCCTCTTCGTCCAGGCGCTGTGCTACCTGCGCGATGTACGAGAAAGCGTTCGGGGTTGTACCGGGTGTACCCACTTCGTTGTTGATGTTGGGCACTTGTGCCAGCACGCCGCGATCGATGCGGTTTGCCAGTTTTTCCATGGCCGGTTTCAGGTAGCGTTCGCTGAATTCCTCGACCACCAGAGTCAGTGCGGTTGCGCCGAATTGAAAATCGACGTGCGACTGGTTGGTAATCGTGATGCTGGTGGACGGTTCGCTTATGTCTTGAACCGCCAAGCCAGCACCTTCGGAGACGGTGAACTTGTTGGGCTTGCGGATGGTCAGTACGGTGCCAATTTTGGCGCCCATCTGCGCCTCGAATTGGCGATTTACCCGCCCCGCCATGACAAGGTTGTTCGTCAAGATCACCAGCGATTCCTTGCTGATAACGCTTGGCGTAAGTAGAGTTTCTGTGCTCATGATGATTCCTTCTCAAATTGGCAGGGTGTTACCTGCCTGGTTATGATTGTCTGGTCCGCGGTCTTTTGCTGGCCCGTGTCTGTGCATCTTCTTCTGCGCGCATCGCTGCATATTCGTTCATGCTCATTTCATCCGCCGATTTCCGTGCGGGAGATTGACGACTGCCGACCGGCTTTACCGGTTCAGCGGCCTTGGATGCTTTGGGTTTGCGCGCAATACGAATCTCCGCCTGCAGTTCGCCGATGCGAATTGCTGCATCGTATGGCTGCATTGCGTTGAGACTCGCTACTTCTTCCTGGTTGCCGGCCAAGTGGTACAGGATGTGTGGAGCAAGTTCAGCTTTCTCGATCGTGAAGAAAATATCGTTGCGCACAACCAGTTTCTCGTTGTTCGTAACCTTCGCATCGAAATCGGGGTATTCCGTTTTCGCAGTGACAACGCGCTCGTTGAAGTTCTTGTGCAGGCTGGCAATCTGCTCCTGCGCTTGTGCTTTACGTGCGGTTTCTGCTGCGGCTGCAACTGCTTCCTGCCGTGTCTTTTCGGCGGCGATAGCGGCTTCATTGGCTTTGCGGATCTCGGCGCGGGCAGCGTGCGCAGCAAGTGCGCCGGCAAACTCGTCCGGATCATCAAAGTTGTCACGATCAGGTACTAGATCCTCTTCGATTTTCGGTACCACCGGGATAGCGGCGGCTCGCGCCTCGGCATCCTGTTTGATCTTGGCCAACTCTTCCTGGGCCTCTTTCGCTTCCTGCTTGGCTTTCTCGGCTTCGGCCAGTGCTGCTACGGCCTTGGCTTTCTCGGCTTCGCGTTCGGCGGTCAGTTCGCCCATGCGCTTCGCAATCCCTTTCTTGGCTACATGCGTTTCCTCGATCTGCGTGAGCGGATCTTCATCAGTCGTGCCCTTGTCATCACTTGTCATGTCCGTGGCGGCGGCGGAGTCATCCGTGGCGGCGGCGGCTGGTTTGGTGTCATCGGTTACAACTGGTTTTGCTGGTTTATCACCACGCAGTTCTGCTTCGCGTGCGGCGGCGTATTCCGCCATGCTGGGTTCACCGGCTGCCGCTTTGGTATCTGCGGGAGCGGCTGGATCAGGACGCTTGATATCAACAACTGCGGGTGCAGCAACAACTACTTTGCTCAGTTCAGGCATGATCTAACTCCTATCACGTATTTTCCCGATGAGTCTGTCATCGGTAACAGTAAATTCTGGGCGCAAAAAAACCCAGTCACGCCGGGTAGCGTGCTGGGTTTAAATTTGAATTCTTGCAAGCGATTCATACGACTCCTGCTACGGGAATGCTGCATCATCACGACGCTGCTGGGTAATTCTATTCCGCTAATTTATAAAATGCAATGGATTCATGCTCAATGAAGCGTTACTTGAGAGATTGCAATAATAATCGCCAGTATCTCTTCATCCTCGATCAGCTGCTCGTGGCGCTTGCGCTGGTATTGCATAAGCGCAGTACGATTGTCTTGATCTGAGTGGTGCACATATTTGACGATGCCAC